TGGGGTCGTATGTAGTATCGTAGAATCTTGCCATGATAATATTGTAGGAGAAAGAAATCATCCATTATAAAACAATGCTCGGTGCTACTAATTTTTTAGGAGACTTTGTTAAAGATGAAATGAAATGTAGAGTTTTGTCTGTAGAAGATTTTGGTGCTCCAATAGATAATGAAAAAAACGACGTTCCTTTGTATGATATGTATAACAGAGGATTAGCAGCATGCGAAGACGGAATGAACAGAATGAATCTGGGACAGAGACCAGGTCTGACGGGATATATTCCCTCGATGGAGGATGGAATGAAGCAAGGGGCTTCAGTGAAGCCGAAAACCCTCTTAATGGTATTAGACTCTCCGAATTCAAAAACGAAGAAGTAAATAATAAAATGGAAGAATGTACTGATGGCTTTTGCCCGATGCCTACTGCTACAACAGTAGATCATAATTTACACTTCTTTGATCCAGTAGAAAAACCAATGCACTATGCAGCTGGTTCTGTAGAGTGTATAGATGCAATAGAAGCACAGCTTACACCAGAAGAATTTCGTGGTTATCTAAAAGGTAATATTGCTAAATATATGTGGCGTGAACGAAAAAAGGGAGGTAAAGAATCCCTAAAGAAAGCTAGATGGTATTTAAATAAACTTATTGATTTAGATGGCTAAAGGCTCATCATCATCCTCATCAAATTCCTCATTCATGGCTTCTTGAGCTTTAGTTGCCAGATCAAGTAATTCAACATCCGTAGGAACATCAAAATCAATGTCTACATTCTCTTCTGCCATCATAGATTTGAGTGCATATATTTCCATTAGACGCTGATGAAACAAAGATAACAACGCAACATAAAGTTGATCCCATGTCATGTCTTTTGCTCTCATTTCAGCTTTCTTCATAGAAAACTGATGCTCTAACGGCAGTTGGAATGCTTTAGGTTCAACTGAATTTTCCATTAGTTGTTACTATTTTCTACTTTTATTCTACGACTATCTATCGAAATCACCATAGGTTCTTTCAAAATATGTGTCTAATTTGACTTCATCAGATAATTCTTTGGAATGATTTCCGTAATCATTCATAAATTCTGCAAGAATATAAGGATTGACTTTTTTCTCTAATTTTAATAAAGCTTCTATCTGACAAGGAAAAGCTTGATAAGTATTTGCTGCTATTAATAAAACACCGGGAAAAGGAACCTCAGTAATATCTATCTCCTCTACAAATAAATTTGTTTCTTCTTTTCTTCTCTCTAACAAATATCCTAAAGCTTTATGGTTCGCATCATATATCCATCTATTCATCTCTTCTGCTGCAGAGTGATAACGTTGTCCTTCAAGGTGATCAATAATGGTGCTATATAAAAAAGGTTCCCACCCTATCGAATGAATGAAAGATATCAAAGCATTCTTCATTGATTGATCTATATGTAAATTTAATTTATCTAATTCTTCTTCAATTAAATGTATTTCACATAATAAATACTCTAAAGCTTTTTGTTTGGTGACACAATGTCCTGACTTTACTGGAGAACCATCTGGATAGAACTGAGTTCCATAACCAAAAGTGTAAGGATGCCTTCCAGTGACTGGGTCTGGGTAGGCTTTTTCTTTATACCCTTCATGTTTACAAATAATATTAATGGCTTTAGTGAAATCTGCCATACAAAGTAATAACTATCTACTATTAATCATACCTAACTTTATTACCATTTCACCTTATGAGACCAATATCTAGCAGAGAATTTATCGGGGTTTGCATCTTGTGCATTATGTCTAGCATAATAAGATTTTTTACGTGCTTTATCTTTTGCTGTTTTAGGATTTTTACCTGCTCCTTTTACACCTTGTTGTCCAAATCTTATAATCTTTTCTTTACCATCTTTGCATGCTTTTACTACATGTGACTTAGTAGGATGTTTAGGTGTTCTCTTTGGTTTATTACACGCCATCTTATCTTTCGCAAGTTTTGCTACTGTTGCTGCTTTTTTACGTTTACTTGACATATCTACTTAGATAAAACTAGAGAAACCCTTTGTGAATTGACTTAGAATCTCACTTCCTTTTTTAGATTTGTAATCCTCCTCTTCATCATCATAATCCACGTCAAACGTAAAATAGCTACTTTCTCTCTCTTTTTCTGGTTCCTTCTCTTTTTTCTGTGTTCCAAATACACCTCCTTCATCACCTGTTAATCCACTAATAGCACCAAATGCTGCAAAAGGATTCTTCCGATAATCCTCTCCTAAACCCTCTATATTTATTCTTCCGGTTTCTCCTACCTGACTCAACAGTTTTTGAGAACCAGGATCTAGGTCTGGGAATACATTATCATAGAAATCATCCTCACTACCTTCATATCCAGCGTCTTGGAATACTTTAAACAGTTGTGTCTCTCCTTGTAACTTTGCATCTGTTTTGTAATCCTCATCTCTTTGTATATATTCAACTCCAAGCAACTCTTGTGTGGGTTTTTCACGTTTCTCATTGAGATATTTTAGTTGTGCTCGTATATCAGTGGCACTTCCTGTTCTAAAATTCTCAGCTATATAATTTTTTAGATCAACTGCTGTTCCTTGAAAGTCGGCTAATCCAACCTGTTCTAAAGCGGCATTCCATTCTTCAGGTTGATTAGGATCTAAGCCTTCAATCATATCTTCTGCAAACTCTTCAGGTCTTATGAACTGTCCGAATACAGTTGGTTGTTTTCCAGCTTCATCTATGAGTTTTGGAAGAATATTTTTGTAAATATGATCTTTAACCTTACCTGCATTTATAACATCTTCCGCTGGGTCAAATTTATAATTAGGATTCTTACCTTTTACTTGATAGTGTAATTGAGCAAACTGTTGTTTATCATTAACATCAGCTCCATATCTGTAAGCCAATTCTGCCCATGTTCCTTGTCCTGGATTAAGAGGATCTGCTGCCTGATTAGGATTATTACGTGCATTATCCCAGTCTTCTTCCACTATCTTTTTCTGGTTATCATATTGATTCTGTAACCCTACACTCATACCAGCTCCAACTGGATCAAAATAAAAATCACTATTGAATTTTTTATCAACTGCACTATCTCTAATTTGATCTAAGTAAGCCTTTGCTTGTAATTCCCCAACTTCATTAACAGCATTAACTAAACTTTGTGTTTGAAAAGGGTTCTGTTCTTCTTGTCTAACATCTAAATATTCAACAAACTCATTCATTGATCTAGATTCATCAAATCTTGGTTTTAAATAATCAGTGATATAACTTTCTGCAAAAGATTTTTGAATATTTACTTGTTGTTCTGCAGCATCCGCTGCCTCATCTGCTGTATATCCTAGTTCTAAATATTCATCTTCAAATTCACTGTAATTTTTTTTAATTGAATCATCAAACCACTGTTGCCAGTTATAAACGACATTGTTATTTATACCAGTAACACCTCTAAGTTGTTTCTCTAATGTCTTAGAATCAAGTCCGCTATCTTTTCCCATAAAAGGCAAGAATCCTCCTACACCTGTATCTCCTAGTAAAGAATCAGTGAGACTTTTATTTACATCCATTATTTCACCAAAGGTACTAAACTGTCCCATTAGTGCTAGTTCTTGTTCTTTAGCTTTAGCTCTTCTTAATTGATCAAAAGTATCTTTTAAAACATTCTGAGTTAATGCTCCAAATTTCTTTGTCTGTACAAGTGCTTCTTCTCCTACTACACCTGTAATTGCATCTTCTAACTCAGTTATGTAAAGACCACTTCTTTTTAGTTCATTGTAGGCTCTTTGGTCATCTTCATTTTCAGACTGTTGAAATACCAATAAAAATTCATCTGGGTTGTCAACATTTAAATAATTACCAGCAGCATCTACAAATCTGTTAACTGTTCCATCAGCCTTTGCTTGTTTAGCTTCTTCATACGCATCTTTTATATAACTAACATCATTTATTAAAGTTTCTGGATCATCTTCTTCAATCTTCAACATCCTATCCCTAATCTGTGCCATCTCTGCATCAGTAGGTGCTTTCTCAACAAATTGTTCCGCTGCTTCTAATTGATCAGCTACATTCCCTCTTACTTCTCCAGCTCCACGTTGTTGTCCATACCTCCATAGATAATATCCAGTTTCAGCCCCGCTATCTTCCCCAAATCTTTCAGTAATATCAATATCATCATTAGATACAGCCTCATTCCATTTTTCTTGCTCAGTAAGGTTTTGATTAGGCAAAGTTTGCTGTCTGTAATAATTAGAATCAAATTCACCATATAAAGGTTTTCCTTTAGTATTTGCATAACCTTGTTCCTGACCATATCCAAAATCAAACTTCTCTAATTTTTCACCTCTATAAAAATCTTTAAATGCAGATTCTACATCTCCTAATATTTTTTGAGAATCCTCTGAACTAATACAGGCTTCTTCTAATGT